GAGGATTAATGTTAGATTTATTAAAAAACGTAGACAAGAATATGCTGTGGAAACTTGTAGCACTTCACGTTGTTGTGATTACAGTTTCAAACGGTTTAGTAAACATTCCTGTAGAAATATTTGGATTTAAACTAACCTGGGCGGCATTCACTTTCCCTTTAGTAGTAATAGCAACTGACTTGACAGTCAGACTATTGGGTAAAACAATAGCACGGTCTACAATTGCAATAGCCTATCCACTTGCGATCATTGGATCCATTTTGGTAGTGTTGGCAGAAGGAGCACCTCAATCAGTTGCGTTAAGAATTGGTTTTGCAAGTGCGACTGCATATGCGATTGGAACGTTGCTTGATGTGTATGTCTTCCAATACCTGAGAGAGAATTACTCAGCTTGGTGGTTAGCACCTGCAGTATCAACTGTGGCGGCAAACATAATTGACACATACGCATTCTTCTTTACAGCATTCTCCGGTGGTGCCAACGAATACATGGCGGCTAACTGGATGGAAATTGCAGGTTCACAAGTGGTATTAAAAATTATGGTTGGTTTGGTAGTATTCTTACCAGCTTATGGTTTATTACTTAGACATTTGTCAGGTAAATTTAAAGTTAGTACAACTGTGCAAAAAGCATTCAAAGATGCTAGTAGAGACCTAGTAACAAAATAACGTTGCTTTTCAATAGGGGAAAATTCTCCCCCTGTTGACATTTCATCTAAATACACATATAATAAACTTATGTCAAATATAGCGGGAAAAATTTGGGGATCAACAGAACTCATCCTCGCAAACAATTCACTAGAATTTCATAAAATAGATTTTAGAAAAGGTGGCGTGTGTTCTAAACACAAACATGAATATAAATGGAATGGCTTTTATGTTGTATATGGAAAATTAAAAATTCGAGTATGGCAAAAAGCATATGAACTAGTTGATGAAACAATTCTTAAAGCTGGAGATTTTACAAAAGTTAAACCAGGATTATTTCATTCATTTGAAGGATTAGACGACGGTGTTGCTTTTGAATTATATTGGGCAGAATTTAATCATAGTGATATTGAAAGAGAATCCGTAGGACATCTTAAACAAAGAGACAATGTAGTAAGACTTGATAAAAAGAAAAAATAATGTCTGACATATATCATATTTGGGCAGATAAGAAAAAAAGTATATCTGATTTAGATTTTGCTAACAATATGCGAAAATTTTTACAGCATCTTGTTGATGAAGGTAAAGTAAATTCATTTAGAATCACAAGAATGAAACTAGGATTTCGTTCTATTCAAGATTTACCAGAATGGCATATGATGATGGAATTTGATAATATGGCACAACTAGATGAAGCATTTGGTAGAGTAATACCTCGTAAAGGACAATTAGAAAAAGAACATATATCATTTAATAAATTTGTAGAAGATAATATTCAACACGCACTTTATAGAGACTGGCCAGATGATTTATAATAAATGTCCCAGTTGTGGTTACGATTTTACCAACGACGAATTACATAAAAAAATAACTGGTTGTTATACCACAAAAGAAATTATCGAAGCAATATATAGTTTGTGTTGGGAGCCCCGGATTGACGAATACGAATAGTCATAGTATAATACATTATGGAAAAAATAAGATACTCAGAAATATTTCATTCAGTACAAGGTGAAGGCCGTTTTGTAGGCGTACCAAGTGTATTCTTTAGAACGTTTGGTTGTAATTTTCATTGTCATGGATTTGGACAACATAGAGACAAAAGCAAATGGTTAAAACCAGAATGGATGCCTTATAATACAATGAACCTATCTGGAATTAAAAATGTAAAAGATTTACCAGTAACTGAAATTGGTTGTGATGCATCTGCTAGTTGGTCAGCTAGATACAAACACCTTATGTCTTGGAACCCTGTTGAAGATATTGCTAAAGAAATTTTATCTTATACACCAGAAAGTAAATGGACTTGTTCTACTGGACAAGACATACATTTTATTATTACGGGTGGCGAACCTATGTTATGGCAAAGAGAATTACAACAATTAATAAGACAACCAGAATTCAGAGATTTAAAAAATATTACATTTGAAACTAATTGCACACAAGTATTCAAAAATGGATTTGATAAGTTTATGCATGGGTTAACTGCTGGAGATTACACTAAACAACCAGTTCACGTAACTTGGTCAACTTCACCAAAACTTTCAATCTCAGGAGAAGAATGGAAAAAAGCAATACGTCCTGAAATTGCTTACCAATATTCACAAATACCAAACACACATTTATATTTTAAATTTGTGGTAATGGATGAACAAGACATTGAAGAAGTTGATTTAGCAAGAAAGTCTTATTCTGACGCTGGCATACAAGCAGATATATATTTAATGCCCGTCGGAGCAACGGCAGAAGGACAATATAAAACTGGTAGACAAGTAGCAGAAATTTGTTTAAAATATGGATATAAGTTTTCACCAAGACTACATGTAGACTTGTTTGGAAATAAATGGGGAACTTAACAAGGAGAGAAAAATGAAAATACTTTGTATTTTATATGACGACCCAAAAAGTGGAATGCCTACAAGTTATCCAGTAAAAAACTTACCCAAACTTGAAAAATATCCCGATGGGATGACACTACCAACACCAAAAGCAATTGACTTTACACCAGGTGATTTGCTAGGTTGTGTTTCAGGAGAATTAGGATTAAGAAAATTTTTAGAAGACCGAGGACATACGTTAGTTGTGACCTCCGATAAAGACGCTGAGGGTTGTGTTGCAGATAAAGAATTAGTTGACGCTGATGTAGTTATATCACAACCGTTCTTTCCATATTACCTAACAAGAAAAAGAATGGAATCAGCACCAAATTTAAAAATGGCAATTACAGCAGGTATTGGTTCCGACCATGTAGATTTACAAGCGGCGATGGATCATAAAGTTGATGTAGTTGAAGTAACTTATTGTAATTCAAGGTCAGTTGCTGAACATATTGTTATGATGATTTTATCTTTAGTTAGAGATTATCATAATCAACATAGAATAGTAAATGAAGGCGGTTGGCATATTGCTGACGCAGTAAAAAGATCTTATGATGTCGAAGGTATGCACGTAGGTACTATCGCGGCTGGACGTATAGGTTATGATATGTTAAGAAAAATGCATCCATTTGATGTACATTTACATTACTTTGATAAACATAGATTACCTGAAGCAAAAGAAAAAGAATTAAATTTAACGTATCATGATTCAGTAGAATCAATGATTGCTGTATGTGATGTTGTCAATATAAGTTGTCCATTACATCCAGAAACAGAAAATTTGTTTGATGAAGAACTGATCAACAAATGTAAACAAGGTGCTTACATTGTTAATACTGCTAGAGGAAAAATTGTTAATAAAGACGCAATGGCAAGAGCACTTGAATCAGGTCAAATAAGTGGCTATGCTGGAGACGTTTGGTTTCCTCAACCAGCACCTAACGATCACGTTTGGAGAACAATGCCAAACCACGGTATGACACCACATACTTCAGGAACATCTTTATCAGCACAGGCAAGATATGCCGCGGGCACAAGAGAAATATTAGAATGTTTCTTTGATGGAGAACCAATAAGAAATCCGTACTTAATTGTAAAAGATGGAGAACTTGCTGGAATGGGTGCTCATTCCTATACTAAAGGTAGTGCAACTGGCGGATCAGAAGAAGCCGCCAAATATAAAAAATAATGAAAGGAGAATAGCATGATCGAAATAGCAATAGTAATCGGCGCAATTTTATTATTAGGTATATTTTAATAAATGAAAGTAAAAAAGACAGTAAAAAAATCGTCTGTAGTAAAAAAGAAAATTACTACATCGACACGATCTAAGAGTGAAAAACCCTGGGTTAAGGTTCTAAACATGGACGTTAACCCAGATAACCCGAAAAATGGCTTTTTTGAATTAGATTGGAATAAAGAATTTGTTAATATGTTACAACAAAATGGGTATAAAGGCGGCACCGAAGAACAAATAGTTGATGGATGGTTTCAAACTCTCTGCAAAACAATTGGCAACGAACAAGGTGTCGATGTTGCTGGTTCTGGATACGTTCAAATTAATAGAAGAGATGATGGGAAAACCGAAGTTTCCTAAATCGTTAAACGCACATCACACTAGTTGGAGAGAAAAACAAAAAAGTTTCACCACAGAAAAAGTTGAATTTATACAAGATCAACGAATTTTAGACTTTTTTTCTAAATCTCCAGTATTAACAATTGGTGATGTGGAATACTTTCAAGATAAACTAAACATATCTACTAAAGAACAATATAATCAATGCCTAGCAATTATAAACAAAAAAACAAGCAACTTTGAACTTGTTGATCTATTACAACATTTAAAAAACATCAACAGGGTTTGTTTGTCCATTAACAAGTTTCTTATATACACAAGATCAAACTATAACAATGTAGTAGAAGATTATGATCAAGCACTATTAGACTTTGTTAAAACTATTTTTAAAAATAGAGATATAAAACATTACTTTGTTAAAGATTTAAAAGGAGACCATTTTAACTTTGCAAGTCCTACTACACAATTTTTTATTACATAATGAAAACAATTAAAAATTACAGCGAACTTGGTGAACTTTCCGTAGAGGCCAAAAAAACCATATACAATTTAATTCATAACAAAACGTGTCTATTGGATATTTTAAATTTATTACCCAAAGGTAAAAGTGTATGGATAGACAGTTTTGGTGATGGAATAAATCCAAATATAATTGCATTTGAAAACAGACATTGGAAAAATATATTTAACTCTTCTACTATAAAATATTATGGAGATTTCTATTCTTCAGCATTAATTCAAAGCATTAACAAGTACATTAAACCTACATCTATTGTAATATATCAATCAATGGAATTTAGATATATCAACGAAAAAGAATTACTTGAAAAAATGAAATTTTTGATTAAATCATATCCTACAAAACTATTAATATACATTAATACTATTCATATTGATTTCAACAAATTAAAATATTCAAGTCAACACATAATAAAAAATACTAAAAAAAATATAAACCAAGATATGAAGGTTCATACAATTAATAATTTTAAATATATTTTTGAAATAAACTAAATTACCAAAATAAAATAGTTGATTTATTTGAACAATATGCTATAATAACATATGACCCATATATTAGTAGATACTGCAAACACTTTTTTCCGTGCTAGACATGTCATTAGAGGCGATACTAGCGAAAAAATAGGTATGGCTATCCATATTACTATGAATTCTATTAAAAAAGCATGGTCAGATTTTGATGGTTCTCATCTTATATTTTGTTTAGAAGGACGTAGTTGGCGTAAAGATCATTATGCACCATATAAGAGAAATAGAAAAGAAATTTTTGAAGCAATGACTGAAAAAGAAAAAGACGAAAATAAGGTATTTTGGGAGTGCTATGATGACCTTACTGACTTTATTAAAACAAAAACAAATGCAACAGTATTACAAAACCCACGTACAGAAGCAGACGATTTAATTGCACGTTGGATAGATAAACATCCAAACAATAAACACGTTATTTTAAGCACTGATAAAGATTTAAATCAACTTGTAAACGAAAATGTTAAACAATATAACGGTATTACAGAAACAACTATTACACACGAAGGATGGTTTGATAATAAAAGCAATCATGTAATAGATAAAAAAACTAACGCACCAAAAGGTGCACCAGATGTTGAATGGATTATATTTGAAAAAAGTATGAGGGGAGATCCTTCAGATAATATATTTTCAGCATATCCGGGTGTACGTACAAAAGGTACTAAAAATAAAATAGGATTAAGAGAAGCATTTGGAGATAGACAAGCAAAAGGTTATACATGGAATAATTTAATGCTAACAAAATGGGTAGATCATGACGGTAACGAACACAGAGTTATGGACGATTACGAAAGAAATAAATTATTAGTTGATTTACACGCACAGCCAGAAGCTATTGTAGAAGAACTAGATCAAACGATTACACAGGCTAAAGCAGAAAATAAAAGTATAGATCAAGTTGGAGTCAGATTCATGAGGTTCTGTGCCAAGTATGATTTAAATAAAATTAGTGAACAGGCCCAATTGTACGTTGAACCCTTTAATGCGAGATTGAGTGCATGACAGTAATAGCGAAAACACTTGTAAAAAATAAGTTCTGGATAATCAAACAAGATGGCCAGAAATTAGGTACCCTACAAAAAAAAGACGATAATGGATGGATCTTTTTAAGTAAAAAAGATCATAGACAAGTGTTTTATACACAAGAAAGCCTGTTCACCAAATTTGGATTTAACATATTTGAAGAAAAACGAGAAGAATCTATTGTAAAACAAACTGATAACTTTGAAGTTCACGGATATTCATGTTCACAACATCCTTACAATCAACTGTTTGATGTACAAAAACAATTACCCGTTTATACAAAAACACCAAAATCAAAAAGTCAATTTTGTGCAGGCTATTACATAATCTGTTTTGATAAAGGTTGGCGAAAAGCATATTGTCCAAAAATGATTACACTATCTAGATATCAATACAAAGGTCCTATGAAATCAAAAATAGAAATGCAACAGGTATTAAACAATGCAGTCAAAAAATTTCAAAATTCAAACCCGTCCGATTGAAGACTTATTAGGTCGAATAAGAACACTGCGTCGACAAGGTCAAAAAGAAATTCGTATTCCTGCCAATGAGGCAGACAAGTTGGCTGATTCGTTATCACAGGTCATGACAAGACTCGTAACCATTCAAGAAGAAATTATCGACGCACTCAAAACTGCTCAACAAGCTTCAACGATAAGTGTCGAAATGGACGGCGGCGACTTCAATAAAAAATAGTAATACAATTATTGGTAAATATATGTTGTATTATGACCATTGAGCAGACTTATCTATATCTAAAAAAACACAACCAAACGGGGTTGATGTACTTCGGAAAGACCGTGAGAAACCCAGAATCCTATGCGGGTTCAGGTGTCTATTGGAACCGACATTTAGAGAAGCACGGAAATGACGTATCAACTGTGTGGACAAAGCCTTTCACAGACAAGAAAGAGTTGGTAAAATACGCATTAGACTATTCTAAGAAGCACAACATTGTTGAATCAAGTAATTACGCAAACTTGAAAGACGAGGATGGATTGATGGGCGGTGATACAGTTCTTACAGAGCAAGGAAGAATGAAGATCAAAGCATCATCAAAAGCACGTAGGCACAGCGAAGAAACAAAACAAAGAATTAGAGAAGCACGGGCAACACAGAAAGCACCGATGCTTGGTAGAAAACACTCTGCTGAAACAATAGCAAGAATCAGAGCAGGTGTATTGAGGAACATAGCATAATGTCAAGGCCAAAACCAACAGTGTTACTCCAACACAGTAATAAAACAACGTTCAAGATGGACGAAGTCCTTGCGGCTGAAGGCATCTGGGCAGTTTTTTACGATGGTAAACCAATCAACCTAAAATCATCAAGTTTGGTAA